CGCTCATGGATTAGCCCAATCCTTTACAGCAAAAATATCCCAGTTGACAAATCGAAACAGATAACCATTATCGCTCAGCCACTGTGCAATAAAGCTCGCCCGCTCACCATCACCGTTGTGCTCTATTGTCCAGCACTGCACATGATATTCGTTAGGATTAAAGCTACGCAAGATGTCTGGTTCTGAGCCCTCGGTGTCTAAAGAAATGTAATCAATCACCTTCGGTGCATTGCACTCAGACAAAATGCTCATCAAGCTTTTAGACTCCATGTAGATGGGATCTTTGCATTGCTCATTGATGCCGGAGAGCATCGTATTGATGCCGCTAACTTCAAAAGGAAATCGCACACCATCACGCTCATGCACTAGCGACTTTACGCACTTGCATTCTCGATTGACGACCAGTTTGTCAAAGATCTCTGGAACAGGCTCTATGCAGATACCGCTCCAGTTTAGGTTGCGCTCAAAAGCATAGGTGTTAGAAAATTCAACACCATCGTGAGCGCCAATATCAACAAAAAAACCACTTCGTTTATACTTCAGATGCGAGGCAACCCACGCATCCTGCAGTAGCTGCCCGTGCCACGCAAGCATGTTGTGTCTCTAAATAGCCCAGCCCTAAAACCCTCCAGTAAGATAGGGCTATCACTTACTGGAGGGCGACCGCAGCATACGCCACGGGCATTAACCAATTACAACAACATCGCCCATTTGGCTTGTTGAAATTGGAGCAATTTGCTTCTCAAGATTCGATACTGCACCCATCAGGATGACATCGTTGCTCGAGTTAGGAGTGGTAAACGACAGGCGAAGATATCGCTTGCGTGGCTTCAGGTTGACATGGTAAACGACGACCTTTGTTGCGGTGCAGTCTTCAGCGGTTCGCTCAAAGCTTGCGCTGAAGGTAGCAAAGGAAGTTGCGTTGGTGTCGTCTGCTTCCAGCAGCGAAATCGTTGGGCCAGTCGCGTTGGTGTTGAGTTCGGCAGCAAGTGCGATCTCAATCGTTGCGTAATCGGAACCTTGGCAATCAAGGTTAGCAGTCGTCGTCGTGTTGCTTGCACAACTCTTTGGTGCTACCAAGATTGCTCGGGTCATTCGTTGAGCTTGAATCATAAAAACCTCGTATAGAAAAAACGGTTGTTGTCAAAAACTAGCAGAGCAAAACTTAAGCAGCAAACTTGAGAGCAACAACTGGTCCGCAAGCGGAAGCTGTGCCAGTTTCATGAACCACAACGTCGAAGCGAGTGGTAGCGCGGATAGCAACTTGATCGAATTCAAAATAGCGACTGCTATCGCTTACGATTTCGATGCCAGAACGAGATCCCATTGCTGCAGCCATCGACAAGTCACCAAAGTAACCGAAGATGGTTGAAGCAGTGCTGGTCAAGGCACTGGTAAGAACCTGAGTAAAGATAACTGGGTAACCCATGAACTGCACCTGCGAAACGCCGTTTTCGAGGATCTGCACGGTGTTACCACCAGCAGCAGCCAGAAGACGAGCCATCGAAGCGAAGTAGCCAGCGCTGTGGATGTACCAAGCAGGTCGAATGCCTGGAAAGCGTGGCAACTTGCCCATAGCAGAGGTAAAGGATGCAGTGGTCAAATCAGCAAACACATCTTCGCCAGTGCCGAAGGTGTAAACCGCACCTGCAGCCAACGCGCTCTTAAGACCAACAATGCCGCCGTAGGTTGAAGTACCGTCACCATTGAAGGTGCATTCGTCTTCTTTGTTGGCAATCTGCAGTGCCATTTCGTTGGCAACAAGATCAGCCAGCGAGATGATCGAGTCAGCATTGAGTTCGCTCGACAAGCGAGTCAAAATCATAAGCTTCTTTGCATCCAAGCGAACTTGGCTAAACGACATGTCGCTTTCAGTGCCAGCAGAGTTTTCACCAACAAAGTAGCTGGTAAACCCGCTCTGGCGACGAGGAATGTTAAGCGACATGCTGCTCATCGGCCAAACTCGCAAAGCACTGCGAGCCACGCCGTACTCTTCACGCAAGTTGATGATCGCGTTTTCCATCACATCAGGCACAAGATAGCCACCAGCGGTGTTGCTGGATTCGCTGTGAGCAGCCTGGATACCGATGCCGTGGTCACTGCACCACTGCTTGGCATCTGGAGCGCCGACTGTAACAGCTCGGATAAACTGACCAGCAGCATAAGCATCAACATCGCTTTTGAATGCCTTCAGCTTGCTGTGACGCTTAGCCGAGGCTGGAATCTTGACTTCTGGCTTCTGGTCGTGAACGACAGGACGAACATTCAAGATCTCTTTCGCCTTAGCTTCAAGACGAATCTGACGCTCAAGGTCTTTTTGCAACTGATCAACAATGCCGGTTTCGCCAGTGATCTGATCAATCGATGTCTTTTCCTCGGCGGATAGATCGCGATTTTCCTGTTCAGCCAAAGCAACGATTGCTTGAGCCTTGGCAACTTCTGCCGAAATCTGTTCGCGTAACTTCTGGGAATTAGCCACTGTGATGGCTCCTTACTGAAAAATACAGCAAGTGCCAAAAAAAATAGCGGCACTTGCGTGAAACGAAACGATAAACGCTTCGACTCCACCTATGCCGCTAACTAGTTGCAATGGTTATGTCGTGACTGCTTTAAATATAAGCAGTTTTAATTGTTTGTCAAATTGACCGCACTTTCAGTTCTTTTAGGCGATTGACGATCTTTGCCATGTCCCGAGTGCGAGTGCCAGCAGAAATCGTTGCCTGACCCACATCGCTAGGGACGTTATTGTGCATTCCCTTTGGAACCTGCGGCGATAGTTGGCTTTCGCCATCGATTCCGTCGATAAACTTTTTAGCTAAGGCATCGGTAGCGGAGAGCCACGTTTCTGCAGCCATCATGTCGCGAATCTCTGATTCACCAAGACCTGTCTTCTTCTTGTAGATATCAACAAGACCATTGGTGTAGAGATCCAGCACATCGGCCGTTTTGCGAAGCTTGCTGGCGTTACCCATCTCGAATGTCCATGGATCATGGATCATCAGCTTGGCATTGCTTGCCATCACAACTGTTTCACCAGCTAAAGCGATCACGCTCGCAATAGATGCAGCGACACTATCCACAACAACATTAACACCAGCTGCGTGACGAGATAGGGCATTATAGATGGCGATTCCTTCATCGACGGATCCTCCTGGAGAATTGATGCGGATGGTCATTCGCTTGCTTTTGTTTTCAGCCAGCGCCGCGATGACATCCTCTGAGCCAATGTAACCTGCCCAGGATGGGCCGATAATGTCGTACAGGTAAATTTCGCTACCGTCTACTTTAAACATTTTTTGATACCTCTTTTACGAGTTTATTTAGCCGAGTATCCCAAGCAGCAATCTCTTCTTTAAGCTTGGCTTCAAAATCTTCTGCAGTCACATTGTCGCAGATAGTCATTAATAGTCGCCGTGAATCTTTGCACCAGTGCATGGCAATCTTAGAATTGTCACAGTACTGGGCGATGCCACGGTTCAGTGTTTCTTCAAACTTAGGATAAAACTTGTCCATAAAGGCTAGGAATTTGTTAGGCGACTTGCTGGCATCAATAAGTCTATTTTTCTCAACAGTTAATAGGTGACTTAAATGAGACTTTATCGCCTTGCTGTTTTTGTCGTTCGGGCTGTCGACGAGGTCGCTTTCAGCGCTATCCTCAAGGTCATTCTCATCCTCAGCATCCTCGGCTGCATTGCCCATCTGATCCGCGCCTGAACTTGTCGCAGGATTCATGTAGTATTCGCCGCCCTCGTAAGGATTCATTTCTAGCACTGCACGAGCTTCGTTTGGATTGAGAATTCTGTTTTGGATTGCAATCGCCAGCGAATCAATGGTTGTCTTGTAATCACTTCGCAGAAGTGCTGCCGTGTTAAACTTAAAATAGTTCGTGTCGTTGTTGCGCTCTCTTGATGTCAAAAGCTTGGCATCAAGTTCCTGCTCCCACTTCACAACCCAGGTCATTAAGCAGTTGCTAAGGTAGCCTAAATTCTTTTGCTCAAGGCTGTTGTAAGACACGCTCGAGTCGTCACCTAAAATAGACTCTAGCAAAAACCAAAGCGCAGCGTCCTGTCGCTGATACTTGCGGTTTTCTAAAAACTGAGCATCTTGATTTGACATGCTGAGTGAATTCATCTTAATGCCCTCTCTCAGCAAACCAACTTTATCAGCGTTCTCTGGCCCGCTGTGATAGCGGTTAAAAGATTCCATAAACGTCTTAGCGTCATTCTCGTTTCTAAAAGCACCAGCAGGCGCTTCGAGCATAAATTTGCCGCTAAAGCCTTTGGTCATCTGCGTGTTAATTTGCTTATCGCCCGAGATGCCGGCGTTCCATGACCGAGCTGCGACAGCAAGTAGCGATAAGCCTTCAATTCCGTCAAAGCCAAAGCCTGGGATATGTACCACATCAGTATCAGCCAGAATGATTACATCGCGCATTTCTTCGGATGGATTTTCAAAAAGCTTTAGCCTGTCCCAGCCCTGTGGCTTGGTCAGGTGAAACTTTTCGCCATCGATCATCACGGTGATAGTTCGGTCAGGAAGAAGAGGGATGAGTTCGCGAATATTCCTACCACTGCGATTTATGTAGGCTCTGCCGTTACCCCACAGCAAAACGTGACTCATTAGCTGAGCCTTAAACGTAAACGCCGTTTGGTAAGTATTAGGACGGCTTTTCAGCAACTGGTAGCGACTGTCGTCGACGGCCTTTTCGGATCCCATCACATCGCCTTCGGGCATCTCGATGCGACGATAGAAATGAATTGGGAGTTGACCGATGTGGTTGCTAATCTTGTTGACGGAGTACCAGATGGGCGCGTAGCTAATCGCCTGTTCTTGTGATAGCCGTTTTTCCCCGTCACTGCCGTTGCCAGTAAAGAGGTCGACAAGCCACTGAAATGGTCGTGATAGTGTTGACATGCAACCCCTCTAAAACACAAACAAATTACCTTTTGGCCGCGATGGTGCGAGCATTGCCAGTCTAAACGCCATGAAGCAAGCAACGACTGGATCTATCTTGTCTTTGCTGCTTTTCTTGCAGGGCATCCAGCGATCTGCCGAATCCTTTTTTATCGCCAAGTTTTTAGCGGCCCAGGCTAAAATCGGGTTGCCGTCATGCATGATTTTCCCGCCGCTAAGCAGCGACAGGAATTCACGAATAGGCTCGTTATACATCAAAAAGTTTTGCCGAAACTCAATTGCCCGTAGACCTTCAGCAGTTAAATCCTCACCAAGTTGCTGAGCATTGTACTGATCATAAGCTATTCCCGCAAATTCGAGGTCTTTAGCATCGAGAATCAGCTTCTTCTTGATCTCGTTAATAACAAACTCGTTCTTAATTAGCCTGCCACTACGCAACCAGTCATACCAAGGTGCTTGGGTTAAATCGCGTTTACTGTCTGGGTAAAGGTAAGACTGAACGCGAAAGTCATATTTGAAGATGGGTTTTTGCGTGCCGTCTGGTAAATCGTGGTAGCCGTCTGGAAAGCGAGCGCAGTAGGCGACTGCCGCCAAGTCATCGCGACCACCAATGTCAACGCCAGCGGTAATGCAATCGGCATTTGACCAATCTTTAGGCTCATGCTGCGATGCAATGCTCCATAGCTGCGAGTCGATTCCCCATTCCACGTTACTAACAACACGATTTAGGTGATAGCGAAGGAACTGGCTACGGGCAGTTGGTTTGTGCTGAGCCTCTTTAGCTTTTTGCCGTAGGTCGTCGATCTTGACCGATACACCAAGATTTGGGTTAGCTTTGCACCAGTTGGTTTCGCAAAAAGCATCGTCTTCTGGATCGACGCAGTACAGCATCGCAAATACGGATTCGTCTTCAATTTTGCCGGTTACGACATCGATGGCGTAGTCTCGCTCGGCAATCCACAATTCTGAGTCGCCGTCACCCTCGGTCGTAATCACACACAGTAGCGGTTGCCGGCGAGCGCCCGAGCCGGTGACCATTGTGTCAAAAAATGCCCTATGATGCTGTCTCCAAGCGTGCAGTTCGTCGAATACGACAGCATGCGGGTTTAGTCCGTCAAACGGCTTATCGCTTCCAAGCGGTCGTATAAACGAGTTTGTGCCTGGGTAGGCAAGGTTGTTTGTGGTTAACTTGGCATGCTTGCTAAGTGAAGGTGCTTGGCGAACCATGCGTTCCGCTTCGCAGTAAAGCACTTTGGCTTGTTCAAGCTTAGTAGCCGAGCAAAACACCTGAGCCCCAGGTTCACCGTCTGCAATAGCTAGCTGATGAGCTATTCCAGCCATAAGCTGCGTCTTGCCGTTTTTGCGACCAACAAGGATATAGACTTTGCGAAAGCGTCTTGTTCCGTCAAGGCGCTTCCATCCGTGAATACTCCACACCATAAAAGCTTGCCAAGGTTCAAGGTGAAATGGTCTTCCTGCCCATTCGCCAACGCTGTGCCGCAAGATCTTAGGAAAGAATTGGCACTTCTTTTCCGCAGCTTCTTTGTCAAAGTAGTAGGGGAACTCTTGGCTGTCTTGCTTCTTTAAATCAGCAACATGACGTTCTACCGCTGCGCGTACGAGCGAACCAACGGTGATCGTGCCAGACAGCACTCCGGTGATATAGCTTTCGACTTTATCCTCAGCGGTGATTTCAGCTATCACATAAACTCCGCTAGATCATCTTGTTCTTCTTTGGGCTCTGCAATCTGAATCCTCTTGCGATCTGCTGGCGACAATCCAAACAGGCCTGATAACTGGCGAATCTTTTCCAGTGTTTGCATGTAGCTTGTTCTAATATCTCTGTCAGCTGGATCGAGTAGCCACTCTTGATTAAGCTTACGAGATCCTGCAATCAGCGAGGAAAGCAAGAAAAGTAAATGCCTGTCGATCTTTCGCAGTGCCTCGAGCGGAAGCTGATCCATGAGTTCATCCCAAACTTCGCCTTGAGCCTCGCTCATGCTAGCTGGCTTTTCTGGCAATCCGTCTTGCTCAGACAAATCAAAGTTGCCTCGATTTCTTGCTCCACCGCTTCGTCCTGTTATTCCGCCCATGCCCTATTCTCCCCGTTCTGTTCTAATTTGGTGACACTCATGACATAGCCCAATCACGTTGCCAAGATTTAGTCTTTCGTTTGGAGCCTCCCGTATTTTAATTAAATGGTGACATTCAGTTGCCGGTCGTATTCTACCCACAGATTCACAGTCTTTGCAAAGCGGCTCCTCAGTGCGAATGCGCTCCGACAGCTTTCTCCAGTCGTGACCGTAGCCACGCTCAGCTGTCGTTTTGCCGTGAGAGCTTCTCGTCGGTTTACGGCAGCGAGTACACTGCTCGGATCGCTTATGCTGATTTCCACATACACAAAGAATAATGCTCATGGCGAAATCTTTGCTGCTGGATCAACCACAAACTCACCGAGCCCGTACACTTTCCCATCGCTAACTTGCCGCAGCGCCCAGCGGAACGTTCCCGTTTTTGACACGCTGTCAGCATTTGGTGTAAAGGTAATTTGGTTATTGCTCGCTCCGCTGATCGTTGGCGTTAGGTTAGCAAGCACCGTACCATCGATCTTTTCGATGCAGACCTTGAGTGTTAATCCAGAGAGGCTAACAGCATTGCCACTGCTATCTTTGATCGCAATTGGGCCGACAGCTGAGGTATCGTTAATCAGTGTCTGCACAGTGCTTTGAGTGATGCGATCAGGGCTCGTTGCTGATAGTGGAGCTACAGTCACACTCACATTGCCACTCGGCCCGAGCTCCAGCGCGTTCGCCGTAAACTGGTAGACGGCACCATCAAGCACCACGGTTGTATCCAGCTTGTCTGTAGTCGCCTTAATCGCAGCAACTTCGGTATCAACGTAGTTATCCAGCGTATCGATTTTTCCTTCAACCGTTGTTAGCTGCGTTGTCGTTGCCAGCCCGCTTTGCATTTCCGCAATCGTCCAAGTCAAATTCGGTATCATTACATAGGCACTCGTTGTATCTGGCACGATTGCCCATTCACCGTTTGCCGATCTTGTGCGAATCGTCGCAACTTTGGTCGAGCCCACGTAATCCTCAACCAGTGCAATTTGGTCTTGCCCTGTACCGCTGCGAATAAACACTAGCTGCCCGTTGTACGCATCGTCGCTAGTCGAGGCACTTGTGTTAAGCGTTATCGTTGTTGTCGTCGCTGCTTGTGCCAAACCTTCGTTGACGCTTTCACGTCCTGCGTCACCGAGGATAACGAACTCAGAAGTGTTGTCTGGATTCACTCGCCAATCGCGGTCAACTGTTGCAACTTTAGTGCTGCCGTTGTACTGCAAAATAAGTCTCGTTTGTCCTGCCCCGGTTCCGGTTTCGATATACACTAGGCCAGGATCGTACGCACCATTGATTGAGCTTGCACCTGTATCAAGCTGAATCTGATTATTTCCGGTTCCTGCACCTTGCGCCGTACCACTATGAACTATCACGCTTGCTAGTTGCCTTAATCTTCGACCTGCTGATGCTGCTACGTTGTGCGTTGCGCCGGTCAACACTTCATCCCAAACAGCGTCTGCAATCTCACCGCTCGCATCGGTTGCCATAGATGCCGCTGTTATCACGTTGCTAGCCATCGCCCCCACGCTTGCGTCTATGCGACCACTTACAAGTGCTGCTGGTAGTCGCGTTTGGATATTGTCGGTATCCGCTTGAATTGCTGCTGCCTCTGCTGCGGTTGCTACTCCGGTAGTGACAACCGCATCATACGTTGCAGCAACGAGAACATCGTACCGATGATTACTCATGCTCATCGCGGAGTTGTTCACGATGATGTCTAGCCGTCCAAGACTGTCAACATTCCCAGTCGTTAACGCAACCGTGTAGTAACCATTTGTGGAATGCGTTACTGTTGCACCTGTCAGCACTGCGACCGAACCGTTCTTGCTGATTGAGAAATCGGCTAGCACCGCCGTTGTCACGGCAACACCATCGGCATCAAGCACAGGCCCGACTGTAACGGTTGCGGTTGTAGATTGTTTTAATAACTGCATCAGGTCATCCCCGTTAAGATTCTTCGGCGTTTGCTGCCGCTTGGGAATTGGTAGAACATGGTTTGTTTTTGCGAGCGTAGGCCGATGCCACGTTTGCTGGCGAGGAGGCGAATTTCTGAAAGCGACATAGACCTTGAGTAAATTCTTGCGTCATCGATTTCCCCAGAAAAATACCCAGTAAAATTTCCTTTGTACAGTGTCGCTCCTAGAACTGTCGTTCCCTGAAAAGCACTGATACCGCGAGTCCAACTTGCTGTCGCTACGAAAACACCGTTTCGGTAGGTGTTTATCACTGACCCGTTGTACGTCGCACACAGATGAACCCATTGCCCTGTGTTAATCTGCGCGGTGGTTCCTAGTGATGCTTGAGCAAATGCGTCTGGTGAGGCAGCCGAAGTGAAAAAAAACCAACTTGTAGAGCTTAGGTAAATAGTAAATGCTGTTGTATAGTCATCTGGTTCGTTACTAAAAATTCGCTGTGCGTTTACTGTCGAGGCACTGCGCCCCCACACCGCTCCGGGCCGTCTCGA